AATCCTGTCAGTTCTCTACGCCTGGAATGATATGCCGGGTAAGTCAAACTGATAAAAAATACGTATGTTTTGAGTTTTTGTGATTTCATGTGAAATAAAATGTTTTACCCGATCCGCTACCGAATCTTTGTTGTTTAATAATCGTTGTAAATGGTAGTTCGGTTTTATTTATTTGGTCGAGTGCGTTTTTTATCGGGCTTGCATTGGTAAAAAATTTACACTCCCTTCCTTCATACCTTACCTTCAGTATGTATCTACCATCGCCGTGACTTGTCTTTACATTTGCTTCAAAGTCCAATACTTCGATTTTTACGTTTATCACGTCCTGAACCGAAACCACCGGAACGTTGAATATATTTTTATCTTCGAGTGCCTTTACACCCAAATCAGAGAATTTTTTCATTTAGTACTGTTTTTAGTAAATTCCGGGAATCGCAGTGTTTTGCCCATCCCATCCAGGGAGCAATCTGCATTTTGTATTCACGGTCGTTAATGTCTTTCTTGTTAAGTTTTGCGGCCTTCCTGCATAGCCGTTTTTTAATTGATTTACGCATTAAAATGTGCGTATGGTAGAATTTATATCCTACGTAGTCAATACCGCGTGAATCGACTGGAAACACCTGAAAATTGCCCTTTAGTTGCAGCTTCATCTCATTGCTCAGGTAATGGTCAATGTCTTTCAGTAAATCGTGCAGATATGGCTTATTTGCTGATAAAATCACTATATCATCGGCATACCTGTAGTAATATTTAACCCGCTTCGTTTCCTTTATCCAGTGATCAAAATACGTCAGGTACAAATTGGCAAAGAACTGCGATAAATAGTTTCCAATTGGAACGCCAGGAGCTGAGTCAATAATCAGATCAAGCAAATTGAGCAACCGGTTATCTTTTACCTTTCTCCTGATAATACTTTTCAGTATTTCGTGATCAATGGTTGGGTAAAACTTCCTGACATCCATTTTCAGACAATAACCGGTGTTTTCAACATCCTTTAAATCCCGTTTAATCGCTTTTGAAAGGGCATGAATTCCACGACCTTTGATACAGCTGTAAGTGTGCTGAATAAATATATTTGTCCATATAGGCTCCATCACATTCATAATGGCATGGTGAACTACTCTGTCCCTGAAGGGGAGCCGGTATATCTCGCGTTCTTTCGGATCGTAAATCGTAAACACGCTATATTCCGAAGTCCGGTAAGTTCCTGCCTCCAGTTCATCACGCAGCTGCTGCATATTGTTTTCCAACTCCTTTTCAAAGAGCCTCACACCGTATGTGTGCGCTTTGCCTTTTCGGGCTTTTTGGTGTGCCAGCGCCAGGTTTCCGGCGCTGCATACCTCATCGTATAAATTTCCGTATCTTTTCATTCCTTTGCTTTTCGTTTGCGAGCGTTCGCCCTGCTTTCGCAGGACTACCGGCACACATTGAACTTTGTTGTTTTTTGGCAAGTGCCAAGGCCTTTGTCCTTGTATTTTTTTTAGCATAGGTGCGAGGTGTTACCTGCATTCGCATTCGAGTTATCGTAATTCGTATCGTTGAAAACGAAGCCCCTGGAAGACAACCTCACAAAGACAAACAGCCTTATTATTTTACTTCAGAATAACTCGAGAGTAAACATCCGTAAACTGTCGGCCTGCATACTCAGCCAGTTCCTCCGTGGGAAAGCAAAGGCGCGAGGCGTTACCCGCAGTCGCACGCGAGCAAACGTAAGCCGTATCCTTGAAAACGAAGCCCCCGGAAGACATGCCGAACCAGGGATACCATTTTTGTTGGTTGCTATTATTCCAATCAGGTTTCCAGTCGCCAACCAGCGCTAAGGTTATAACTACAGCCTCATAAACGGCTTTTAGAAATTCGCGCATCTCTTCAGGTGCTTCGGTAAACTCAGGAGTGGCAGGCATTCCTGTTGAATTGCAAGCATCTTCTACTGTTTTGATGCTTTCCATTGTTGTTTTTTCTTCTTTTTCCATGTGTGCAAAATTGATTTTATGCCTTTCGGCTGTTATTAATAATAAAGAATATAATCAGTATATAAATTCAAGAACTGTTTTCCAGCATATTCTGCCAGTGCACTACTTTTAAAGCAAAGGCGCGAGGCGTTACCCGCATCCGCATACGAGTAATCGCAATACGTATCGTAGAAAACGAAGCCCCCGGAAGACATACGGAAATATGGGTAATATTTATTTTGGTCTGAATTAGTCCAGTCCGGTTTCCAACCTTCGTTTAATGCTTCAGTAATGGTTTTAATTTTACGCAGGGTGATTTCGTCAGGTGTATATCCGAGTTCATTAAGCGTAACTTCAAGTTGATTTGCTATGCCAAGTTCAGCACAGGCATCTTCGTACGTTTTAATACGGTCAGTGATTTTCAGCTCAAAAAACTCTTTTCCAAAAGTTGCGTTAAGCATTTGCTTAAATTCTGGTGAAGCAGTTTTATATAAACTGCGAGCTTCCGACTCTTCGATAAATAATTGTTTTCTCATATTGTTTTTATTATGTGGAAGTACAAAACATGTACTTCCACTGATTAATTTAAGCAGCCGTTTCATATTTGAATACATCCATTATCATTGTTTCAGTAATGGAAGCAATAATATAGTCTACCAGTGAGCCTTCCATACCTTTTACAATTCCTGCATTAGCTTCTTTGGTATCGTTAGCTTGTACCAACATAGTTACAGCTGTTTTCTTTTCAACTCCTTTTTCTTCATCCAGAGTGATATAATTTAGACGAGCACGATACCATTTATCGCCGTTTTCGTTGAAAAACATTTCGTTGATTTTAACTCTCCGAATAGCAGTTACAGTAAATTCACCGCTAATAAACGGTCTCATTTCCTCAATAATTCTTGCCTCAGCCTCAGTAAATGATAAAGCATCTACTAAGTAAGTTTCAGTTACTTTTACGATCTTACCTTCTTCCGCGGTTTTTTCGTACTTAATTTTACATTCAAACCAGTTATGCATGTTGATTTTGTTTTATGTTCCGTGTGTGGAACTGATTATTTTTATATATTAGAAAAATTCAATTCAATAGCCTCATAAGCTCCGGCCACATTTTTTGCCGATACCCGGTAATATACTTTTGAGTCCGGTCGTCGTTCAGCCTTTTTAATCAGGTTGCAGGCTTCGCTGAAGCGTGGATCATTTACCCGCTTTTCGTGCCTTGTAAGTGGAGTAATCTTTTTAGGGTCCAACTTACCGTTTTTATTCTCAAATGCAGTCAGAATCATTTCTTTTACAAAGTTTTTTGAGCTATCAAGAGACTCACTCAAGAACTCATGTAGAATTTCTTTAGCTGCCATAATTGTTTGATCATCGTACTGCAAAACTTCATTAACTGAGCGCTCAACCTTTATCGATCTGTCGAAATTGTACCAGGTATAATTTCCTTTGAATTTTTCGTCGCGAGTAATTTTGTTTTCGTCAAGAAAAGCCTGTTCTACATCTTCGCAAATCTTTTTAATCTCTTTTTTAAAGGCAATTAAACGGTCATTAACTGCTGTAGCCTTTTTTACAAGTACCGAAGCATGCGCCTCCATTAATCTTTCGGACTTTGTTATCCGCTTGTATGGAATCTGAGTTCCCGACTCGTCAATCCAAATTTCATTTTTGTTTGTTTGAATCATATTTGAATATATTTAAATAGTTTAACTGCCATTTCCCGGATCAGGTAAATAATGCCTACTAAAATTAATATCAGAAGGATTACACCCGCTTCGTACCACCGTATATCATTTGCATCAGTATCATCGTATCTGTCGCAATAGGTTGAATTTTCCATAACATTTAATTTAAAATTGTTAGTTTATCTATCATTTCCTGTGTCATTTCCTTAACCTTTCCCATGTTTTTACTCATTTTCAAAAATGAGTTATACAGGCTTCTAAGGTCGCTAATAGGTATGGAATTAAAACGGCTGCTTAGTGCGTATCCTTCCGGTATCTCGGCAGCGCGGCAGGCAATAGCTTTAACCAGGTTCATGTTATCAGTAGGTGTCCCCATACTTTTGCGCCAGGCAAAGATTGAAGCTATAACCCTTTTACGCCACATGTCAAGTTCTTTCTGCTTTTCGTCAGCCTTGGTGCCAAATGTCTGATCAATGGCATCGCATATCTGTACCAGTTGATCAATTGTCAAGTCCAGTGATGTTTCAACGCCATAACCTCCGAGAATGCTTAGTTTGTCCTCGTTTCTGATAGAGTACTTGCTTAGGAGCGTGTGAAACTTCTTTACAAGGTTTTTGTGAGTGATTTCCGTTATGTTCATATTCCGTTTTTGTTTTAAATTTGTTCTCCTGGCTCTGTTCCCCAATATTTGAGTGCTTTTTTCGGCCATATATCATATTCTTCTTTTGCTCCTTTGTACCTCCCGTGAGAGAATGCTCTGTAACCTTCGACATATATTTTCAAACCGGCATCAAATTTTACAGACTTTGCGCTGCGCCCTTCAGGGCTTTTACCATCAGCATGACTAATAAATATCAGCAGTTTATCCGGGAACTGCTCTTTGAATCGTATATACTCCTTGTAACTTATTTGCATGTACTGAAAAGAGTCAATCACTACTATCCTGTGCGATTTCTTCAATTTCAGCCTCGTTGTCAAGTCAACTATACCCTCATTCACAAAGTGCACTTTACTTTTACCTACATCGCGCATGTTGAAATTAATTAAGCTCTTCTGAAGCGTGTGCCGGGTTCCCTCTTCACGGCTATTTACAAGCACTTTGTCAAATTTTGCCAACTCCTTTATCATTTGAATTAAAAAACTTGTCTTCCCGTTTCCTGAATTGCCCCAAACAAACCATACTCCACTCATCTCAGGCTTGTCAAATGCATCATACCATTCGCCTGTAAAGTCTATTAGTTTATATTTTTTTGCAAGTACATTATCAACCGTCAGTGCTCGTTGTAGTGCCATAAATCAATTTAATTGTGCTCTATTTCTCCAAAATGGGGGGGGGGTAAAAAGTCCATCGCAAATACAATATTGAAATCCAATCAACTCGTTAAGCCATCTTTGTTCAATATCAGTAACTATCTTTGCCCGCTTCGTTACCTGCCTTCCCCGCCCGTTTACATCATTTCCCTTTTTTCGCAGGTTGTAGTGAATTTTGTACAACCTGCGTTTTTGCTGTTTGGTGATCATAAGGCTATCTTTTTAATACCGCATGTATTTTCCTTTTCACCCTACGCAGGTCGCTTTCTGAGTCCTGAATTATTTCACTTATCAGTTTACTATCGTTCACGCCGTTTGCTTCACATATCAGCTGAATGTCGGTAGCGTTGCATCGCTTTAGTTCCACGCATTTCCTGCCGAGACGGCTCCATATTTCTTTGTAGCCTTTTTTGTTTAGTTTAAGGCCTTTTCTCAGTCGTTTATCCAGGTGATCGGTAGCAGTGAGAAGAATGCCACATTCGCCGTCAAGTTGATTGTACAGGGTAATGAAAAAGAAAAGCACCTGATCGGTAAGTTTGTCGGCTTCGTCGAGGATCAGCAGTGGGGTTTCCTGTTTTTTCAGGTTGTAAACCACTTCGTGCATCATTTCGCCCACGGTATAACCGGTATAGTCCCTACCCATTGTCTGTAAAAGTTCCTGAAGGAAAAGTTTCCTGTTCCAAAATTCGTTGCAGCAAAGCATGTAAACATTGCGATTATCGGCAGCATAATGCTTTGCAGTGAATGTTTTTCCACTTCCGGCATCAATGGTTACAGCCATCACCAGGCTATTAATCTGAACATCGGTTAATACCTTTTTAAAGGCTGTATAAACACCGGTTTCTACCGGTTGCCACTTGTCGCTTTTATAGCCGATTTGTGCCGATACGTTGCGCCACATTTCGTCGGTTATTAGTTCCCAGTTTTCGTTTACCATTTGGCTCAATGTAGCCGAGCTCACGCCCTTCATACTGTTAGCCGCTTTGTTCTGGCTACCCATGCGCTCAATGTATATTTTTAGCGCGTTTACAACTTCGTTTTTAATGATCGTTTCCATGTGTGTTGTGTGTATTTTTAAATTAATATTTATCAAATGGATTAAACTCCTCATTTTCGGTCTGTACATCTTCAACCTTTGCACCTTTGAGTATTCCTTTTTCAACCTTTCCGGTCAATGCTTTTCGGTTCGCATTTCGGTTATTCTTATGCTGTCCCTCAGAGTCTGTAAGGCAGAATTTCTGTAGCGTTTCGTTCTGAAGCATTACCGGAACTATCGAAGCCATTTTAAGTATATTTTGCTCTCTAAAATCTGCTACTTGCTTTTCAAGCGATGCATTGAACTCACGTACCCGCTGTAGTTCGCCACTGTCCCCGGGCTTTCTGTCTTTAAGCGCCATTGGTTGAACGTATGGTTTTTCTAATAGGAATCTCAACGAGCGGTCATCATTTACCGCCAGTGCCCTGGTCATATCTGTTGGGTCAAAAAGTATAGTCCAACTAATATGGTCATTATTCCTGAATGCCGGGTTAAAACAGTCCCATGTGTATTTTATGCCGTCAATAGTTTTGTGTAGTCCCGAAGGCTCGCGCATTACCGTTTTGCCTTTTGTAATTCCAAATGTCAGCAGGTAATTTTCAACCGACATTTCAAGTTTATCATCCTCCGAAGTTGCATTCCAAAGTTTCCGGTATTCGTCAATTTTCTTTGCACGCTCCTTTTCAATTATTTCAGAGAATTGCTTGCAGACACCGTCGTAATCAGGAAAATCCTTCTTGTACTTATTCAGGTATTCGATGTTTGGTTGATTTTCAATATCAGAAGTCACACCATAACCGCTCCAGTTCTTTTCAAATTGGCAATAATCATGATTTAGCTTGTAGAAATACGGCTCAATAACTTTCGTTTTAGCGTTGTGTGCTTTTGCTGGAGTACTCAGGTGTGCAATAGCTTCATAAAATGGTGTCATTTTTTTGATAGCGTAGCGGTCGCTCTGCACTTGATGGCTTCGGTACATTTGCCCGAAAAGTTTAGCAGTATGACACATTGCGTTGCGCAATGCCTGTGCAATTAGTTCCGGAGTTTCGTGCGTTCCAAGCGCGTAGCCTAAAATATACTTCACACATGGGTCGAGAACTACCACCGCTGTTGGGCGTTGGTGGTATGTTGTTTTTTTACCGTCAAACTCCTGATACATCAACTCCACATCCCAACCGTCAAGTGTAAGGTAATAAAGTGGAGCCGTCGGAGCTGAGCGATGCACTTGCATTGTTTTTTTATTTCTGAAGGCAGTACCTCCTCGCCTTCCGGCATATATCATTGTTTCATTTTTCTGTCGCCAAACGCCCACAGATGCGGGTGTAATTTCTTTCCAAACCATTGCGCGAGCCACTGTATTATAAAGCATAGCTACCTGTGCATTATCTAAGTTTCGCGGGTCGGCCATAAATTCAATAAGTAAAGCCTCCTGAGCATCTTCCACCACTTTTGCGCTATTCTTATTACAGAAATTTTTATGAATCAATACCTCATAACCACCTTTTTGATATTGGTTGTAACGATCTTTCAACCGGCGGTCATTAAGAGGTAACGAGTGAGGGTAATCCTTACGATCCAAATCCATAACATTTTTAGCTATCGTTGGCCAATAAGCCTTAACTGTACCACTACACATTTTTTGTAACGATCTACGCGAGTTAAGCAATAAGTGAATAGCATTCAGCACGCACGCGTTAGCATAATATTCTTTTATTGTGTCAGCCGGTAAGTATCGGTTATCGTCCACTTCATAAGAACTGTAATACTCCATCGCCTTAGTATCCTGGCCCAGAAACTCATCAAGTGCGTTGGTACTGCGTTCAGACTTAGGATCACCAAACACAGTTTCCATTGCTCGCCTGAATCTCTCAGGGAAACTACTGAAATCTGCCAACGCCGGAGTACCAAGGCAACCGCGTTGTAGCACTTTTACCTTTTTGCGTAAAACCAGTTGGTCATAATTTGATTTCGAAATAATTCCCGAGTCAATTATAGCCTTAACTGGTACAGCTATCG